CGGTCTTAATCGGTCAATGTGACCCTCAGACAAAAACCTCTGAGCGGCTACAGATCGTCAGTTCTTCACTGCCTCAAAGCTGCGACCCAGGATCATTAACACGGTTGTTAACTCAATAGTGGATCCGGAATGTCAGTTGAAGGTTATTTATACATATAATGATACAAACAACCTCTCAATGGCTTTTCAGAAGCAACAACTTTCTATCTCTTTTGAGATGGTTAGCTGTAATTCTTGGACTACCGATGCATCTTCATAAAGACTTAAAACTTTTTGTGAAACATGTATGTCACTTGCGTGAGCATTCTGGATCAAAATATACGGTTCAGGTTCTTAAAGAATCTAATCGAATTTTGGCCAAATACTTAGCAGGAGAACCAGTTAAATCAGCTGAAATAAACGGGTGTGGAATTTCGAAATTTGGTCTTCCGACTGTCCTTCCGGTCTCTTTTAGAAAAGAGATCGAAACAGGATCGTTGGCTACCATACGGTTCAGTTTGACTATATTGTCTTTTTACAGAGCAATATATCAAATTCCCGAGATGAAGCTTAGTACGATAACGGAGCCAGCCCAAACGAGGTTGGACGGTATTGTTAAATCCTTTGCGAGCGACCTCCCTATTTTAATAGGTTGGTTGAAAGCGGAAGGTATTAAGTTACCAAAATTAGGAAAACCATCTTACAAGTTTATTCACAGTGCAGGTCCCAATGGGCAGGCTACTATTAGTGCCAGTCTAGATGCCTTAGCTTTATTGCTAAAATTCCCTCGAATTTTAAAATTTGGGTGGGATATGGGAGCACGCTTCGCGCTACTCTTCATCATCTTGATTGGATTAATACGTGGTATTATAGTCCTATTCACATTTCCATTTCGCCCTCTTCCCTCTCTCCTTATTGGAAAATTATCCTTAAAGGAGGAGGCAGCTGGTAAAGTGAGAGTGTTTGCTATCTCTGATTATTGGACTCAGTCGTTTATGCGACCACTTCATAAGTGGGCGTTTAAACTTCTACGTCAAATACCTCAAGATGGTACATTCGATCACCGTGCCAAAGCTAAAGAAGTTGGTGAAATACTGAAAGTGACAGGTAATCCTGCTTACTCATTAGATTTGTCTGCAGCTACTGATCGGTTCCCGGTGCTTATACAAGAAGAAATTCTTGCATATTTACTTGGACCTAAATTAGCTAGTCTGTGGAAATCTGTCTTAGTAGATCGTGATTATTTCTTGAAAAAGGAAAATCTTCTAGTTAGATACGCTGTAGGGCAACCTATGGGTACTCTTTCTTCCTGGGCAGTATTTGCTCTATCACATCACTTAGTGGTGCAATGGGCTCATTACCGTACCGGAGGAACTAGTTGGTTCCATGACTACGCCATCATTGGTGATGACGTGGTGATCATGAATACAAAAGTTGCCGAACAATACTTAGTAATCCTTAACCATTTAGGGGTTGGAGTATCGATGCATAAATCCTTAACTTCGAAAACCGGTGTTTTTGAGTTTGCAAAACAAATTCATTACAAAGGAACGAACTTGAGTGCGATAAATCCTAATGAAGCTATTAAAGCTTATAAGGATGACGCGTTTTTGGTCCATTGGATCGAAGATTTAATACAGCGAGAATTCAAACCTGATTTGATAAGCGTTGCTAAGTCAAGTATTCGGTATTCTAGACATGATACAATATCTCCCCATCGTAAAGTTGGGTCGATGCCGTATTGGTCGAGACGAATAATGATAGCACTTACTTCTCCTTTTGGACCATTCCCAGTTAAGGCGGATGTTTGGATAAACATCAACTCTAACTCGATAATATCACTTCAAAATTCGATTATCCCGATTCATCGGTATAATTCGCGTTTTGCAGGTGATAGTCGTCTTCTTAATGCTAATTTCGCATTAATTAGAAAAGAATGGAACCAATTTTGTTCTCACAGTTTCGATACGTTGATTCAACATATTGAAGCGGCATCCCAGCTTACGCTAGGGTTCCTGAGACAAACTTGGTTGGAGAAATTAATTGGATGGATATATATAACTTTTCAAACTCCTTTCTGGCTAGTGATAGCTGGAAAAGAGGTCAAAAGCCATATATTTTACCCGGAACTGGCGCGTGCTAGATTCGGCTATAGTAGCCCCTCTTGGTCTCAGAGTCCTTTTGATATCTCATTCCCTATGTCAGAAATGGCATCGAGTTACAGAGACTTCAAAAGGTCGATTGATTTACATCGATTCTCTAGACAGATCGCATTCTCCCTTCCAACGGAGAATACTTTCTCAGAAATCCAAGGTTTCGGTCACTTGAACCCAGTAATGGGCGGACAACTCACTCCTTTTGGAGCAGAGATTCCTTATTCTCGTGACTTAGAAACTTTGCAATCCTTTGTTAATCTTAGAGATAAGATTCATTGGTTTGTGGATTCTGGGCTAGTGTCTTCGTTAGCAGTGATGCTTACGATTACGGTAGTTCACGGATTGGCTTTGATAGGAGTGTGCCTAACACTCTGGGTGACTTAATTTCTGTGGCTTGAAAGCACAGGGGGCGTCACCTTTATAACAGTATTGGATAGGTCCGTATAGGAAATGGGTAAACCCCGAAGTGGGGGATTTCAGAAATGAATGAAACCACCAATCTAACTATACGCTCTACCGAGC